CAACCTACGACAGCGGAACTAAAGCAGCAATGTCCCGTGCTGCTCAACTAACAATTTCAATCAATGGTGTCATTCAGCAACCAAACGATACCACAACACCAGCAAATGGTTTTGGTTTTGATATTGATTCGGTTATTATCTTCTCAACACCACCAGTCAACACTGATGTCTTCTGGGGAAATCTAGTAGCGAACAACTTCCCGACTTTTGATATTACCGATAATAAGGTAGATAACTTCACGGGCACTGGTTCTCAAACAGTCTTCAATCTCTCACAAGAAGTTCCAAACAGTGAGAGTCTTCTAGTCACGATTGATGGTGTCGTTCAGTATCCAAGCGATCAAGACACTACTCGTGCTTATAGTGCTCTGTCAAATGAGTTAGTCTTTACTTCTGCTCCTGGAAACGGTACAGTCATTCAGGCAAGACACATTGGTTTTGCTGGTGCTGTCACAAGTAATGTTACAGGATTCTATGGTCGCACTGGGAATGTAGTATTAAAACGTGATGACTTTATAGTAGTTGGTGGTATCAACACGACTGGTGCTGCTGTTTCAATGGGTAACGTTGGAGCAGGAATCGTTACAGCATCCAAGTTCGTTGGTGATGGTTCAATGTTGACGGGTGTTGTTTCTTCCAAGTGGAGAGCAAACACTGCTGGTATCACAACTCAAAGTTCTGTTGGAGTCAATACCGCAAGCGTTGATGTATCAGGTCTTACTGGTGTTGGTAACTCGTTCAATGGACTTTATGTTTCAAATGGCATGGTGATAATGGACAATACTCTAAACGGTAATCATTACATTGGAACAAACTTTAATGGTCTGATGGCAGGACCTGTAAACATTAATGGAGTTTTGACGATTGATGGTAATTATGTTGTGGTCTGATAAATATGAGAATGGGAGAAAGATAAAATGACGATTATTACCCCAACAGGTATTACTGGTATTAATAGCATTACTTCAAGTGGAAGTACTTTATCCTTTCAGAATGTTTCTGGGGGAAATATAAATGTAAGTGGAGTTAATATAAGTAGCGGTACAAATATTAATATAAGTGGTGTTTCTACTTTTACAAGTGGTCCTGTTCTTATAGGTAGTGGAACAAGTACAGGAACCGCATCACAACCGCTTCAGGTTACTGGTGGTGCTTATGTAAGTGATAATCTAGGTATAGGACTTACAAATCCATTCTCAAAATTACAAATTAATTATTCATCTTCAACTGCTTATAGTACTACCGCTTCACCAACAACAGTAAACGCAATTACACTTTTAAATACCAATACAACAGCAACGACTACCTTTTCCGGTATTGCATTAGGAAATACTAGAAACGGAAATACTGCTTTCGTTGGAATAGAATGTGTCGGAACGGGAAATGATACCACTGCACTTGCATTCAAAACACAATCAGCAGGACCAGTTTTTGCCGAAGCTGCAAGAATTGATAGTTCTGGAAACTTTAAACTTTCGACAGCAGGAACAAAGATATTAAATAGTTCTGGTAATCCAATTCTTCAACAAACTGGAAGTATTTTACAGGTTGCTTATGCAGATTCAACAACTCAAGTTAGTGCTTCAACACAAACATATACAATAATTCATTCAGTAACTCTTACATCAGTTGCTGCAAATAGTAGATATTTTATGGATGGATACTGCCATTGTTATTCTGCGTCTTCACCTGCCAGAGCAAATCTTGGATTTTCTGTAACAATCGGTGGAACTACAACTAGAATTTATGGTGTTGATGGATCTTCTGGAGATTCTTGGGGAACTAATGTTACTAGTGGTGGTCAACTTAATAGGTCTGGAGTATATACTTCAAGTGCTGCTGCAGGTACATCATTAACATTTAATCTTTTAGGAACTTCTTTTGATGCTACAACAATTTGGAATTATATTGGATATAATCAGAAGTCAACAATAACAGTTATGGAGATATCAGCATGAATAATTTAAATTTAGAAATAGAAAAAAATTTCTTTACAAGTATTATATCAGCCTTATTATCATTAAGACCTGGAGCACAGTTTGTTGTTAGAGGAACTTCTTATGATGGGATTGAATGGAATGAACCTCCAGTATGGGAAGGTGGTCAAAAGAAACCAACAAGAGAAGAAGTAGAATCAAAGATAGAAGAACTCAAAGCAGCAGAACCAATGAGACTTCTTCGTATAGAAAGAGACCGTCTCATTTCGGAAACTGATTGGTGGGTTCTTCCTGATAGAACTCCAACACCAGAACAGTTAAGTTATCGTCAAGAATTGAGAGACCTTCCAGACACTGCAAGTCCGATTTTAGATTTTACAAATCGTCTGGGTATTTCTGGTGTTGATTGGCCAGTTAAACCACAATAAATATCTAAAAAACCATAATGGCTTCTGAAATTCGTGTCAATCAAATACAAAACCGAAGTGGATTAAGCACCGTAACATTCAGTGATACTGGTGTGGTTCTTTCTGGTGTCACAACGGTCGGTATTTTGAGTGCGACGAGTATCACTGGAAACTTAACTGGAACAGTAAACACTTCTGGTGTCTCTACGTTTTCTGGTGGTATTAATGTCGGCAATACATTTTTAAGAGCAACTAGTATTGGTATTGGAACCACAAACACGACTGGAAGAAACGCTGGTGTCTCAACAGCACAAGGAACTCTGATATTCAATAGCGATACTGGGTCCGTTCAGGTTTATAATGGTAATGCCTGGCGTGATGTCGGCAAAGAGGCAATGAATGCCACTGGTGGTATTATTAATGAATATACGGAAGGCGGAAGAATATACAGAGCTCATATCTTTACGTCTTCTGGTTTCTTTACCGTCCAGTCTGCGTCTCCTACTGAAACCGTTGACTATCTTGTCGTTGCTGGAGGTGGTGGTGGAGGCGGGCAATACTATGGCGGAGGTGGCGGTGCTGGAACTTTAAAATACGCAACGGGGCAACCAGTTTCTACTGGTTCTTATACCATAACTGTTGGTGCTGGTGGAAATGGTGGAACTACACCATCACCAAATGGTGTTGCTGGTTCTTCATCTTCAATTGCTTTTCCATCTACTATAACTTCTCCTGGTGGCGGTTATGGTGGTGGTTATGGTAATCCCGGAGGTCCAGGGGGATCTAGTGGTGGTGGATCTGGTGGAAATGGTGCGATTATGCCAGCTGGACCTGCTACTGGTTCTTCTTCTGGAACAGATAATAGTTCTTCTCCACCATCTGGTTGGGGAAATACCGGTGGAGTAGGAACTTATGACTCCGGTAATACACCTGGAACTGGCGGCGGCGGAGGTGGCGGCGCGGGTGGAACTGGTGGTACAGGACCTAGTACACCAACTCCATCGGCTAGAAATGGTGGTGCTGGACTAAACTATAGTATTACTGGAACGTCTACTGGATATGCTGGAGGTGGCGGTGCTGGTGGATATGGGTTTACCGTAAATGGTGGTTATGGTGGTGGACCAACTGGACCTGCTGTTTTTGGTGCCGGAGATGGGGTAATAGCTTCTTCTCCAGTTGGAATTAGAACAACAAATACAAATGGAACTGTTTCTAGAGGCGGCGGTGGAGGGGGAGGAGATACTCATAGTGGTGGAGCTGAGGGAGGTGCAGGTGGTTCTGGTATCGTAGTCGTCCGCTACGAAATAGGACAAGTTGGAGGAACTGCTAAAGCCACTGGTGGTGCGATTTCTTATACTCCAACCACGACCGTTCATACCTTCTATTCATCAGGAACCTTTACAGTTACTAATCCAGCACTAACGTCTGTTGACTACCTTGTGGTCGCTGGTGGTGGTTCTGGTGGCGCGGCTTCTAATCCCACATCCTGGACTTGTGGTGGCGGCGGCGGTGCGGGTGGTTTTAGGACTGGTATTGGATTGCCAGTTTCTGGAAGTATATCAGTTACTGTTGGTGCTGGTGGTGGAGGAAATAAAAAATCTAATAATGGAAATAATGGATCCCCATCAGTATTTTCCACTATAACTTCAACAGGAGGCGGCGGCGGCGCGGGCGGTTTTACCGGAAATCCAGGTCAACCTGGTGGATCAGGCGGCGGTGGCGGCGGCACTGCTCCGAATAATCCAACTCCTGGTGGAACTGGAAATACTCCACCAACTTCTCCTCCACAAGGAAATAATGGTGGAAGTGGAAATGGAAGCCCACCAGGATATGGTTCTGGTGGCGGCGGCGGAGCTGGCGGTGTCGGTGGAAATGGAACTTCTACTGTGGGTGCTAATGGAGGACCAGGAACAGCATCTGCTATTTCTGGAACATCAGTAACTTATGCTGGTGGTGGAGGAGGAGGAATTTATGGTGGTGGTGGAACTTCTGGAAGTGGTGGTTTAGGTGGAGGAGGAGCAGCTGGATCACCAGATCCTAATGGAAATAACGGCAATTCTGGAATTCAAGGTCTTGGTGGTGGTGGAGGTGGTGCGTCTGGGGCAGGACCGTCCACGGCTTCCGATCAAATATCCGGCGGCAACGGTGGTTCCGGTATCGTCATCATCGCTTACCCATCCTAAAACCCCACTTCTTGTGGTATAATATATAATAAAACTGAAACATATTATTTTTTTATGTCGTTCCTCACTACGTGGTATAGCAGCGAGCTTCCCAAAGAAATCATCGAGATCCTAGAAAAAGATATTCAAAAATTTGACCCCATCGCACAAGAGTCCAGACTTCACGGAGACGCAGTAGATAAAGTCATCCGTGATAGCAAGAATGCTTGGATTCCAACTTCTCACTGGGTCGGTGGTTTTATTTGGCATTATATTCAGAGAACCAACAGAGAAAACTTTCTGTATGACCTGACTGCGATTGATGGTGAAAGTATTCAATACACTCAATATGGTGCTGGACAGTTTTATGACTGGCACATTGACGCTGGTATTGATACTGCTTATAAACCTCAACAAATTGTCAGTTCAGGCACTAATATTGCCCAAGACCTTATGACGGTTCAGGGTGAGTATGTAAGAAAACTTTCCTTCTCACTTCAACTATCAGACCCAGAAGACTACACTGGCGGTGAAGTTCAGTTTATGGATAATGGACGCAAGACCTATTTTGCTCCAAAGCAGAGAGGCACTTTGATTATGTTTGACTCACGCACTCCTCACCGAGTTCGTAAGGTCAAGTCTGGTATGCGTAAGAGTCTTGTAGGTTGGGTGGTTGGTCCCCGTTGGAGGTGAGTTATGAGTAAAGAATATAAGTCCACAGGCGGTGTCTATGAGGAAGGGTATCAGCGTTGTGCGATGCCGACCCGTAAGATGTCCAAGAATGAGTCCTTTGAGAAGAATGGATACTTATTCATTCCAGGTCTCATTGCCGACCCACAAAACTTAAAGGTTGATGTGCCAACTGAACGAGGGCAGATCACTTATTATAATAACCGAATGGACAAGTATGATTATTGTCCTGATGAGAAGCAGGTCAATGGTTCACTTGCTCGTTATAATATTCCAACCTATCGTGAACTACACTTTCTGGTCAAGAAAGAAATAGAAAAGCGTCTTGAAATGGACCTTCATCCAACTTATTTCTACGACCGTTTTTATTTTGTTGGTCAGCAACTAAAGCGTCATAGTGATCGTCCTGCCTGTGAAGTCAGCGTCACTCTTCAAATCAGTTCCAATCATCCTGATGATCCTTGGCCCATTTGGTTTGAGCGTCCTGATGGTAGTGAGTCTTACGTTGTTATGAACGATGGAGATGCTGCGGTTTATAAAGGATGTGAAAGAGAGCATTGGCGTGACCCACTTCCTTCAAGATACAATAAGGCACAGAGGTTATGGAGAAAGGTGAGAAAGTTGCCTGACGATACTTATCACCATCAGATATTTTTACATTATGTAAACGCCAATGGTCCCTTCTGTCACTGTGCTTTTGACGCAGTTCGCTGAATGATACATCCCCTATTCTTCGTACCAATCTACCGTTATGAGGTAGAAGACTGGTCCAGAAAAAAGGCGGCACTGTATAAGAAGATTGAAAGAAAGAACTTTGAGAAAAAAGGTCTTCAACACTTTTATACAGACCGCCAGAAGGACGGTAGAAGTTATGCTCTGGACTTTGATATGCTATTCAATGAGGAACTGAAAAAGTTCTGTGAAGAGTCTGGTGTTTCGGAGTATCAAATCACTGACATCTGGACCATCAAATATAAAAAAGAAGACTATCAGACCGTACACAACCATCGTAGTCACGGTTACAGTGGTGTCTTATATGTTGAGTATGATGAGAAAGTTCATAAACCAACAGTCTTTGTTGGTCCCTGGAACGACCCTGTAAGTGATACCACACAACTGGCATTTGCTCCTGATGCGAAAGAAGGCGTAATGTATATTGTTCCAAGTGTGCTTTTACATTACGCACAGTCAAACTCAAGCAACAAAGAGCGTGTTGTGACTTCTTGGGATATGTTAGTGCGATAAATAAAGAAAAAGTAGTCGGTTAATAATGGCATTTACCAAGATTGCTGCCGCTGGTATTGGAAGCACTGGGACAGTTACTTTACAAAACATTGTAGTCACTGGAAGTATCGATACTCCCAATATTACTGGTGCGGCATCAACAGCAAATGTAAGAACGAATAGTCTTGTTGTTAGTGGTGTTACAACTTCTTCTAGTGGTTTTGTAGGAAATGTAACAGGAAACGCAACGGGGTTAAGCGGAACACCCAACATTACTGTCGGTACTATTACTGCTGCGAGTGCATCTTTCAGTGGCAATATTAGTGTTGCCGGAACAGTGACCTATGAGGACGTAACCAACGTTGATTCTGTTGGAGTCATTACAGCACGAAGCGGTCTTGTAGTTGGTGCTGGTGCTTCTGTTGTTGGACTCTCTACGTTTTCTGGTGGTATTCAAGTTGGTTCTGCTTCAAGTATTACTATTGGTGATACTTTTATAAGAAGAGGTGCTGTTGGTTTAGGTCAAACAACGACTACTGGACGCAATGCTGGTGTTGGAACTGCTGCTGGCACTGTAATTTATAATAGCACTAAGGGTGTTATTGAATACTATAATGAAACTTCTTGGGTTGAAGTTGCAAAGGGTACAATCACAGCTACTGGCGGAACAAAAACAACAATATCTGGATATATTGTACATACATTTACAACATCTGATACTTTTGTAGTAAATAGTGGACTTGCTGATGTTGAAGTTCTTATTGTTGCTGGTGGAGGCGGCGCCGGCGGGGGTCAACTCGGGTGCCATGGCGGCGGTGGTGGAGGCGGTGGCGGTGTTGTAAGACATGCTTCTTATACTCTTACTCCTGGAGCATATCCTATTGTTGTTGGTGGAGGTGGTGGGGGACAAAATAGTTGTCCTTCTGGGTGTAGTGGTGGTAATGGTGGAAATTCAAGTGCATTTGGAATGACTGCTATTGGTGGTGGAGGTGGTGGCGCCACTTTAACTGCAAATGGTAATGCGGGTGGGTCTGGTGGAGGAGCGTCACGAGATAACTCAGGAAATGCTGGTGGTCCGGGAACTCAACCTTCTCAAAATTCCCCATTTACTCCAAATCCAAATTTTTCACAGTTTGGAAATCCTGGAGGCGGAACAGGACCATCTACTAGTGCTGCTGGAGGAGGTGGAGCAGGAGGAGCAGGAGCTCCTGGATCAGGTCCTCTTAATGGTGATCCCGCATCTACTGGTGGTTTTGGATTGCAATTTACTCAATTTGGACCATCTACCTACTATGGTGGTGGAGGGGGTATTAGTGGTATTACTAACAGAGGTCAAACTGCTACTGGTACTAATGGAGCAGCCAATACTGGAGCAGGCGGAGGCGGCAACGGTGGTGGCAATTATAAAGGTAATGGTGGCACTGGCGTGGTGCTTATTAAGTATACAAATTAAAAAATAAATAGTTCTAAAATTGTTAGAAGTATATGAGTTATTTTGCAAAAATAGATAAACAAACTAATATTGTTATAGATGTTATTAGTGCAACACGATTATTCATATATTCTCTTGAGGATAGTGAGGATTGGATTCAAACTTCATATAACAATACAGGAAATAAAAAATACGCAGCAATAGGGGATATATATGACCGTGAAAAAGATCTATTCTATCGTCCCAAACCATTTGAATCATATATTTTTGATGAAAATGGATCATTATGGAAACCACCATTTGAAAAAACAGATCAAACGCAAATATTAACAGCTTGGGATGATAAAAATCAAAGGTATGTGCCACATTATAGTGCAGAAGATGTTAAAAACGGAAATGTGCCAGATTGGTATATGGACAAAGTTAATGGTATAATAGGAATTGATAATATTGAAGAAATACCAACTATAGAATAAAGTAAAAACTTTATTATCGCTTATCCATCTTGACAACAACAACAAAACCCTGTATAATATTCAAGTCTTCAACATCCTTGTAACTTTGGGAATGAAGACCACTTCTCTGTGGTGGTGGAGGTTCTTATTATGGACCAAGTGGGGGAGGAACAGTAGGAGGAAGTGGTGGACCTGGAGGAGGTGGAAATAATCAAAATGGAATTTCAGGAACTAGTGGCACTGGTGGAGGCGGAGGTGGTGGTGGAATTCCTTCAGGAGGAACAAACGGTGGTAACGGTGGTTCCGGTATCGTCATTATCTCATATCCTTCATAAAGCATAAATAAAAACATACCATTCATTTATTATATTCCTTAAAGACATATGGCGCACTACGCAAGATTAGACGAAAACAACATCGTCACACAAGTTATCGTAGTAGATAACAAAGATATTACGGATCCTCACACAGGTCAAGAGGATGAGATTCTAGGTATCGCATTCTGTAAGAAACTTCTAGGTGGTAAGTGGGTTCAGACCTCTTATAACAGCAGCATCAGAAAGCGTTATGCTGGCATTGGTTACTCATACAATGCTGGACTGGATGCCTTCGTCGCACCAAAGCCTTTTGAGTCTTGGGTACTCAATAACGAAACTGCTGACTGGGAATCACCCGTTGGTCCTGCTCCTGAACTGACCGAAGCAGAAGTCGCTGCAGGTTCAAGATACCAGTGGGACGAAGAGACCGGTGAGTGGGATCTCGTTACCCCAGAAGCACCAGCAGCAGAGTGATAAAACACTTATAATTTTTTAGGAGAAACTTGAAATGAAAAATGCACCGAGATTGCCTGGCGTAGATACTGCTATTAAATATCTTCGTCCTGATGCTACATTTGATCTCTATAACAGGACCTTTACGCGCTGGTCCTGCCCCCACGGTTCTGAACCACCTGAATGGGAGGAGGTTGAAAGACAAATCGCTCACGATGTAGAAGTTTATAATTACTATCTCTATGCCCGTAATCGTGAAACGGAGTATGGAGATTGGAAAGACCAACTGAACCTTCTCTATGATGATATCAAGTCTGGTAATTTGGAGAATGGTAAATGGGTTCAGATGGTAGAAGCAGTAAAAGCAAGACATCCAAAACCAGAAGGATAACCACCGCAGTAAAAATAAATGGCACTTGACCGTCTTACACAAATCACCAGTTCTGGTATTTCAAGCACCGCACCTTTGACGGGCATCAATATCACTGGTGTGATTACTGCGACTTCGATCACAGCACCAAACTACGGGAATGTCAATTCCACAGCACTAAATGTATCAGGCGTCTCCACATTCCAGGCATCTTCTTTCTGGGGTGATGGAGACGTTGCTTATTTTGGAGACGGTCAGGACCTTCTGATTTTTCATAACAGCACCGATAGTATTATTCGTGATAATGGTACTGGTGACTTGTTTATTGAGGGTGGTAATAGAATCAAGGTGACCAGCCCGACTGGTATTGAGACTTATGCGGTCTTCAACCAAGATGGTGCCGTAGAGTTGTGGTATGATAACTCTAAAGAACTTGAAACCACAGGATACGGTGCGACTGTCTTTGGAGTTTTACAGTCACAAGGACTTCAATCTTCCGGTATTAGTACTTTTGGAGTCACAAGTGCAACCAACTTTACAGCACAGCAAGCAAACATTTCCGGTGTCTCTACATTCACTGGAAATGTAATTGTTGGTTCATCATCAAGCATCACTGTTGGAAATGCGTTTATAAGAAATAACCAGGTTGGTTTGGGTCAAACAACACAGTCTGGAAGAGATGCTGGTATTGGAACTGCTATTGGGACTATTATATACAATTCAACAAATTCAAAGGTGGAATATTACAATGGCATATCTTGGGTATCATTAAAAAATAATTTTGATGCAACCGGTGGAACAAAGACATTTGCCGATGGTAAAACTATTCACACCTTTACAAGTTCTGGTACGTTTACTGTTAATTTTGGTGATACTCTTGTTGAATATCTTGTGGTCGCTGGAGGAGCAGGTGGTGCTAATAATCATGGTGGTGGAGGTGGAGCAGGTGGATTTAGAACTGGTAGTGGATTTCCTGTAAGTTCAGCACCTGGTTCGTATACTGTTACTGTTGGATCTGGTGGAGCTGGGGGTGTTACTCCTGGTCAGCAAGGAGGATCTGGAAGCCCTTCAATATTTGCAAATCCTTCCAATCCAATAACCTCTACTGGTGGTGGTGGTGGCAGTGGGCGAATTACTACTGGCAGCACAAGTGGAGCTGGTAACGGTGGTTCCGGTGGTGGTGGAGCCGGAACATCTCCAACTGCTGCTGGTTCTGGAAATACCCCACCAACTTCCCCACCACAAGGTAATAATGGTGGAGCTGGATCAACAGATCCTACTGCTGGTCAAGGTGGAGGTGGTGGTGGAGCAGGTGCCGCTGGTGGTGCCGGAAGTGGCGCTAACAACACTGGAATATCAGGTGCTGGTGGAAATGGAACAGCATCTTCAATCTCCGGAACGTCAGTAACTTATGCTGGTGGTGGCTCTGGTGGTCGCTGGGGTGCGGGAACTGTAGGCGCTGCGGGATTGGGTGGTGGTGGTACTGGTGGAGCTTTGACCAGTGCTGGACAGAATGCCACAGCAGCTACCACTAACACAGGAGGCGGTGGTGGTGGTGGTGGTGACGGTAACGGCAATGGTGGCAATGGTGGTTCCGGCATCGTCATTATCTCTTACCCATCATAAATATCTAAAAAACCATAATGGCATATATTGGTAGACAACTAAATGCTGGAAATTATCTCAAACTGGATGATATTTCATCACAGTTTAATGGGTCTACCGTAAGATTCAACTTAACCTCTGGTGGAAATCCATACTATCCTGGATCACCATTTTCAATTCTGGTATCTCTTGGTGGTGTTATACAAGAACCATCATCAGCATATGAGATTGATGAAAACCAAATCATCTTCGCAGCAGCACCACAATCAACTGATGACTTCTTCTGTATTTCTCTTGGAGAAGCATTAGGTATTGGAGTTCCTGGTGAAGGAACTGTTTCAACGAATAAGATACAATATGAATCTGTAACTTATGAGAAACTTGATCCATTAGCAAGAGGTGTCGGTATTCAGTCTGGCGGTGTTTCAATCGCTGGTGCTGGTGTTACTCAACTGAACTTTATTGGAACTGGAAACACATTCACTTATAATGTCTCTACCAAAACAGTTGACATTAGCATTCAGAGTGGATCGGCAAACACAATCTTTGCTGTCAACTCTGTAGGTTTGAGTACCACAAAGAGTCTTGGAATCAATACGACGACCATTGCTGGTGCTGCCAATTCAGAAGGAGCAATTCAGGCAGTTGGTAACATTGCTCTTGTAGATGGTGCCATTTTAACAGATCAAAATATTGATTCAAATCTTTTTATCCCATCAGGTAAAAACGGTCTTGTAATTGGTCCTGTAACAGTTGGATTGGGAGTCACGATTGATGTGGCTTCTGGTTCCGTTTTAGTCGTAGTCTAAATATTCAAAAGGTGATATAAAGGAATGAGTACTCTCCGCGTTAGTAATATAGAAGCAAAGGCAGATGCTTCAAGTCCTACTATTGATGAGAAGGTTAAAGTTACTAACTCGCAGGGAAGAGTTCTGGTACAGATTGATGGTAAGACTGTTGGTATTACCACGGTAGGAATTAACACAACGGGCAATACATTTACTGTTGATCCAAATGGTAATATTCAGTTTGTAGGTGTCATTACTGCTGCGAACGTTAATACAACTGGTGTTTCTACTTTTACTTCGGTCAATGTAACTGGACAATCAACTTTTAATAATACAAATACAACAGGTGTTTCTACTTTTTCTGGTGGAGTTCAAGTAGGTGCTGCATCAAGTATTACTATTGGAAATACTTTTATAAGAGCAACAAGTATTAGTATTGGCGCTACAACGACCACAGGACGTAATGCTGGTTTAGGAACTGCTTCTGGAACTATAATTTTTAATTCAACATTAAATCAATTACAAGTTTACAATGGTTCTTTATGGGTTGGAACAGCAACAACAGTTAGAGGTCTTTCCCCTGATTATCCAGCAGAAAGTGCAAATGATATTAAAACTGATTATGGATTTACGCCAGAAAATGGATACTATTGGATACGTCAATTTGGAGAAACTTCGTTTAGGCATTTTTGCATATTTAAAGATGCTGCTGGTGCTGATATCGCCGGCGGTCCATGGACTGTTGGTATGGTAAACAATAAGGCATCAAGTGATTTTTCTACAACATTCAGCACAGCGGTTACAACATACTTAAATTTTTGTAAAGGTATTGGTATTGATAAACCAGGAAGAGGAATGGAAAGTACAAGAACTACAACAGAGGTTCGTGGTGCTTGGTTAGCGGTAAAACGTGCTATTTGGGAAACAAATCCAAGTTTTTGGGGATCTTCAAGCGTAGGCGGCGTTCTTTTAATGCCTATGTTAAATTCTAATGGAACTTCAGCCCCATCAGCACACCGTTTAATCTATGATACTTCTCAAACAACTCACCTTCCAGCAAATATAGACGGTGATTCTTGTGATGCTGGACAACTTTTCTGTGGGCATTGGGGAGCAAATGATCATACTTCTTGGACTACAAATAATAACAATATTCCGGGTCCAGAAGATTGGAATCCATCCGATGGAACTAATTCAACATACGGTAAAAATTCACAAAATCCTCTTGTAGTAACTTGCATTTACAAGTAAAATGAAAATAGTAGCATACAAAAAACATTTAAATTATAACAATCAATTAGTAGATCCTCCTTGGATTGTACGTGGTGATATGTTTTATGAAGAAAATTCAAAAACTTATATTGGATTAGTTTTTTCTGAGGAAGAACGGGATTATTACATTCCAGATAGTGTTGACTATATAACAAAAGAAGAGTTGACTGAAAGATTAAGACCTCTTCATGAAATTAGACCTTTTCAATATAAAGTAAATGGAATAAGAACTCCTTGTGAAACAATTGAAGAATTTATTGAACATTGGTGGGACAGAAATTATAGTTAAAATATTATGACTGAATTTATTTCATATCAAGAAGGAGTTAACTTGACTCTAAATTGGGATTATACGAAATTACTCTGTGTTGCTTTTATTGAAAATAATTGCGATGCTTGCGATTCTTTTAAAACTTTAATGGTTCCAGAGTTGGAACAAATGGGTGTAGATGTTAAAATAATAGATATGGATAAAAACATTATCCCATTTCCTCCCAATAATACACCAACAACATTTTGGTACATTAAAGAAAATTTACCACCAATGCAGAAGAAAGGAATTCCCCCAAATAAATTTACTATGATCGATCAAGTTGAAAAAATGATTAAAGTTAACAGAGGTGAATTAAATGTTGAAGAAGCTTTTATGTAATTCACAGTCATATCAAAAAAGAATTGACAGTTGCAATAAATGTCCACATAAAACTAAATTAAATACCTGCAGTCTTTGTGGTTGTGTTCTTCCACTTAAAGCAAGATTTATGTTTTCAGATTGTCCTGATAAACGCTGGGATGAAAATTATTTTTCATCAGAAGAATGGTAAAAAACCTATAAATACCTAAAAAACTCCAATGAGTATTCTGAACGTCAATACAATACAACCAGTTGGAACAGGTCAAACGGTTACGGTGAGTGCTACTGACTTAAAAATTGGAACAACTACTCTGAGTTCTGGTGGTAGTGGGACTTTCGTTGGTAATGTTACTGGTAACATTACTGGTAACATAACAGGTAACGTGACTGGTAATGTTAATTCAACAGGTATTAGTACTTTAACAACAATTAGAGGAAGTTCCAATACTATTACTGTCCCTACTGGGCATAGAGTAGTTGGTGTTGATACTGGAAGTCTTTATGCTCCCGGAACACTTGTACAGTATAGAGAATATAGAGTCCCATCAGTCAATGATGATTATGTCACTATTAGTGAAGATGTAATTTACGATACTCCTGTTACAGTTTCAATTACTCCAAAATTTTCAAATAGTAGATTAATCATTCACGCAGAGTGTCAGACGAGAATTATTCCATCTGAGGGAATATCCGCAATGATTAAAAGAGATGGTTCAGCAATAAATGGAAGTTATCAAAGAAATTCCTTATACTTTGCGTATAAAGGAGATGAGGTGAATCATCATTATCAAGTTCACTGTAATACTTCCGTGGTGTCTAATTCAACCAATTCAACAACATTTTTACTATCCATACAACCTTATGGTGGATCTGGTGAGTTTAACTATGGTTGGGGAAATAATTACATACAAGTATGGGAGGTGGCACAATGACCTATAATCGTTCTATTGGTGTTGTAGAAGCACTACAAAATTTAGTTCCTGGTACAAAATGGATAGTTAAAAACAATACTTATGAAGGTTTAGAGTGGTTGGATGAAGAGGAAGAATGCCCAACGAGAGAGGAAATTGAATTAGAAATTGCTAGACTTCAAGAAGAATACGCCGCAAAAGAATACCAACATCAAAGAGCACCAGAGTATCCAGATATCAAAGACCAACTTGATGCGATTTGGAAAGGTGGAGATGCCTATGAAGAAATGCTCGCAAGAGTAATGGAAGTCAAGACAAAGTATCCAAAACCAGAATAAATATCTAAAAAACTTCAATGAGCACACTCAAAGCCAATATTATTGATTCAACTTCCGCAACAACGGAGTTCAAAGAAACCATCACCGCAAATGGTGATAAGCAATGGGTGGATACTTATGGAGTGATTAAAACCAATCGTGATACCATTACTGAAAATGTGATCATTCCCGCAGGAACCAATGGTCTTTCTTCTGGTCCCATTACAGTTCAACCAGGTTATGAAGTCACAGTGAATGGGGAGTGGGTAATCGTATGACTCGTATTTACGTTAACACTATTCGCCCACAAACTGGTAGCACAGTTGATTTTAAAGATCCAATTAGCGTCAATGGTGCGTCACAATGGGTTGATAGTTATGGAGTCATCAAAACAAATAAAAATACTATTGATGAGAACGTGACGATACCATTAGGAACCAACGGAGTCACTGCTGGAACAGTCACAGTCGGTGCTGGGTACACCGTCACAGTACAAGGAGTTTGGACAATCGTATGACTAGCAAAATTATAGTTAATAATATAGAGTCTGATACTGGGGTTTCTACTGTAACGATTAGTAGTCCAGTAAATCTCAGTGGTGGTATTACTGGTGGTGGTTTTTCAGTTGGCACTGGTGCTTCTATAAGTTCTCCTGCAACGAATGTACTGACGATAAGCACCAATAACAGTGAAAGAATTAGAGTTGGAGCAGCAGGTTCTATTGGAATAGGAACTGATAATCCGACTAAATTTATTGATATAACTGGTGTTCATTCCGGAATTAATACCACCGGAAGATTTGTAATGAGTCCTCATTCATCTGGATGGGACACTGGTGTAACTTCTGGCAATATACATCACCACTATATTGATAATTTTAGATTATATTCTGGACAGATTGGATCGGGAACTGAACGATTTAAGGTTGATAGTTCCGGTAGAGTAACTACTCCATATCAAGTATATTTTTACGCAAGACCATCAGGTAGTGGAAATCATACTTCCGGAACTTTACCATATAGTGTAGTAGATTACAATGTAGGAAATCATTACAATAACAGTACCTATACCTTTACTGCTCCTGTTGCTGGTGTTTATTGTATCTCATTTCAATTCTTTTCACCACCTAACCTTGCTGGTGGAGCAGATCTTGAGGTAAATGGAGTTCTTACTATGAGATGTGGGAGAGAAGGTAGTGAGACATATTATGAAGGTTACTCAAATTCTATAAACAAATATTTAAACGTTAATGATACTGTTAGGGTTCAGATATATATAGGAACTGTTCATCTAAACACACCATTTTCTCATTTTTCCGCATATCTTTTAGGATAAATACCACTAAATACTTCAAAACAATTTACATATAAGTATGGACTATACAATTACTTTAACCGAAGCAGAAGACCTAGCACTTCAATATGTCGCTGCTGACTCACAAGATTGGATTGATAACGCAGCACACAACCGTGCTCGCATTGCGATTGACGAAATCTGCGACCTCTACGTCAAGCATAAGTTAGACAACAACGAAGCAATCACTGCTACTAACAAACCTGATATGGTTCTAGCGGCTTATGAGGAAGGTTTAGTCAAAACAGCAGCACAAAGAAACGAAGAAGCAGCAGCGGCATCAGCAGCACTCGCCGGTTGATAATACAAAGGAGTTTATAAATGGCTAGCAGTCTTCGAGTTAATGCTATCGTTCCAGCGAGTGGAACTAACGTCGCTATTGGGACTGCTGGCGGAACTATTACTTATGCTGCGAGTGTCTCTGGGATTTCTACTTTTACAACAGTTAGTGCCACTACTATAAGTGCTACATCAATCACTGGTGTAACAACTGCTGGTATTACAACGGCTTATATTGGTTCTGTGAATGACGGTCCTCTTTCCGGTTTCCGGAATAAAATAATCAATGGTGATATGAGAGTGGACCAGAGAAATAATGGAGCGAGTGTTTCAGTTACTGGTGATGGATTTGGTAATAGACAATTTCCAGTAGATAGATTTAACATTCAAAAAAACTCAACGTGTGTTATTTCTGGTATTCAAACATCTGACGTACCAACTGGTCAAGGTTTTTCAAATGCTTTAAGAGCACAAGTCACCACCGCCGATGCCACTATTGCTGCTGGTGATTACGCTTCTATTAGTCATAGATTTGAGGGATATAACGTTGCCGATTTACACTATGGAACTACCAATGCTAAAACAGCAACTTTATCTTTCTGGGTAAAATCTAGTATATCGGGGACATATTGTGTCGCACTTACAAACTATGCCGACAGTCGTGCTATTCCAATAAATTATTCAATTAACTCTCCCGATACTTGGGAGTATAAAACCATTACTATTAGTGGAGATACTACTGGAACTTGGGAAAAGACCAACTCTGGTGGTATGAATATGGCGTGGACACTAGGTGCTGGTACAGACTATCAGGCGACAAATAACACATGGACAGGAAGTGTAGAATTAGCAACATCATCACAAACTCAGTGGATTTCAACTCTTAATGCTACCTTTTTTATCACAGGAGTTCAATTAGAATCCGGTACAGTTGCGACCCCGTTTGAGAGAAGAAGTTTCGGACAAGAGTTAGCATTATGTGAAAGATACTATCAAATAAAAGAATATAATGGGGGAACAGTTAATATGTATCCTGGTTCAACTAATGGTTATTTTAGCATACCTCTTTCTCCATTAATGAGAACTGGTCCATCCGTAGTTACTTATGATACAGCATATCAAGCTTCTGGATTTATATATTATAATGGGGGCAGTACTGCTGTAACTTATGGTAATAATCAAGCTCCAACAGTGGGTGCCGTTTCATCTGCAGCTTCTAGAACATCTGGAAACTTTTCTACTGGTGAAGTGTGTGGTCATACTTACGTTCGCATTAGAGCTTCTGCCGAATTATAAGGAGATAAAGTTATGAATTTTAAATTAAATCAAGATAGGTCATCTGCAAATAAAATAGGAACAGACGAATGGCATAATGTCGAGACCTCAACAGAATATCTTCTCTGGTTAGAAGAAGGCAACACTCCCCTTCCACCAGATCCAGAACCCGAACCTCCAACACCTCAACAAAAGTTAGAGGCAGCAGGACTCTCAATAGAAGAACTCAAAGAACTGTTGGGTCTATAAATATCTAAAAACTCATATAAATGTCTGATATAAGAGTCAATCGTTGGTTACATCAATCTGGTACTGGCGGAGTCTATCAGGATTCCACTGGTAGAGTCGGTATCGGAACGTCAGTACCAACGAGTGCTTTGGATGTTCAGTCAGGAACGATTAAAATTGGTAGCAATACTTTAAGTTCTTCTGGGGTTTCTACATTCACATCAGTAACTTCTACTACTTTAAATACCACAACGTTAAATGTAGGAACTGGTGGGACTATAATTACCACAACTACTGGTGGTTTGGTTGGTATAGGAACCACAAATCCTAACGCTTCTTTATCTATTTCTGGTACTGGTGGTGGTTCATATCTAGATATTTACAATGGTGGAGACATTCGCTTATTTCCAGCAGGACAACATACGGGAAGTGCCCAATCTGTTAGTATTTACTGTGATACTTCTGGTGAATTTGTTGTTGGTGGAAATTTAAAATTAGCATCTAGTGGAGTAATTTTAAATAGCTCTTCAAATCAAATTTTAAAACAAACTGGTGGAATTCTCCAAATAGTTCATGACAGAGATGATACTACTTATGGAACAACTTCTACTTCATTTCAACAAATAACAGGTATTTCAACTTCAATAACACCTAATAACACTTCAAATAGAATTTATATAAATTTTACAACACAGTTTTACCACGCAAACAGCAATGGCATTCATTTCAGTATTAGAAGAAATGGAATAAGTTTAGTAGATACAAATACTATAAGTTTTTACCATGCTGAGACAACAAATCCCGATTACAGAATGGTTTTTGGGGGAATACAGATAATGGATTCTCCAGCAACAACTTCAATATGTACATATGAAGCTTACTACAGATCAGATACTGGTGGTCAGGTCTATATTAATAGGCCTAGCAATACTACTTACACTAGCAGAAGTGGTGTGTTTGGTAGTACAGGAATTACTTTAATGGAGGTAGTAGGATGATTTTTGATATTACTCACGCATTAAATTCCTTAAGACCAGGAGCAGAATGGTCTATAAAAGGAAGTACCTATGATGGTCTAGAATGGTTAGATGAAACTCAATCAAAACCAACTAAAAAACAAGTAGAAACAGAAGTAGCAAGACTTCAAACAGAATATAGTCAGCAAGAATACCAAAGATTAAGAGCAGCAGAGTATCCAGACTTGAAAGAACTTGCTGATGCTTTGTATTGGTCTTCAAAAGGCGATAATAAAAAACTTGATGAGTATTATGCTAAATGTGAGGCAGTTAAACTAAAGTATCCTAAAGACTTATAACTTCTCTTCAACGGCAACAAACCGAGTCTACTGATAAACTCATACTTTGTCAACCCTTGACACCTGATCCAGAATCCCGTATAATATCAAGGTCTTCAACATCCTTGTAACTTTGGGAATGAAGACCCTCTCTGTGGTGGGAGAGGTGAGTTGGTGGTATAATAAGGAGGGTTTTTATACCCTCTTTTTTTCTATTATAAATTAATATAAAA